TTCCTGGGATTGCGTGAAATGCTTCGTTTTCTTCTGACATAAACCAAACGTTTACACTATCCACACCTTCAACAGATTCAACAATAGCAACAAGATCTGACGTAGGGATTTTGTCTCTACGACGATTCTTTAAGAAGTAGTCGGATGTTTTGGAAATTATGTTCTGGCGAATGATGTCTTTACTGTAACCTTCAAAAGCTCGAACGTTTAAGTTAAGAACGTATTTCTTAATGATAGGATCGATGATTTTAACGATTGTGTTTAAAGTCTTTTGACCGCTTTCTTCGATTACATCATAGATCTTTTGCTTTTCGTCGGGCGTAAGTAAAAATAAGCTCTGAGGAATTGTGTAGTAATTTGCGTTACTTGGTTTTCTCTTGTTCACATCTGGTATCAAGAACAGATAAACCACGTTGTCATCTGTTACATCATTATCGTTAAATGTATTGAATGCATCAACGACAGCGAAGAAATTGTATTTCTCTAAGAAGTATACGTAAGAATCCGCGTTGGCAAGAACGTAAGCTCTTGATGTTTTTGGGGCCAGAACTCGCGTTAAGAAGATAGGTTCAGCATCAGATCCAAATATGATAGGTTTGCCCATTCCTACTTTTATGATAGCATTTAAGTCTACCGTGTTTCCTGCTAAGTCAAATCCGTCATCTTGAAACTCAAAGTTTGGAATTTCGTCCATTAAGATATTTCCAGCATCGCCCGCTGAAACTAAGTACTCAACTCTAATGACAGAACCAATGGCAGGAATTCTACCAAAGTAAAGATTACCGAAGAATATGTCGATCCCTGTGTCCATTCCTGTCTTTACAACAACACCAGGTGCATCGTAAGGAATATCATACAACGAATCATAATTTCTCCAAAGTTCGTTGTTTACATATATGCGATATATGAAGTTATCGATCTGTGTACCTTTTTTAGGTTTGATGTTATATGATTGAAGAGAGTAACCCGTTCCAGTCAAAGTCTGTACCTCAAAGCTACCTTGTGTTACCTTAACCTCGATCTGCTGTCTTCCTGATATGTTAATACGAACTTCTTCTGTGTTGGTGGTTATGAGATACGGAAGTCCGGTCGTTGTGTCAACCAATCTTGTGTAGTTTGGAATGATCACTGTATTTCCATACATATCAACGGTAGTACCGTTGTACCCTAACATAAGTGTTCCCGAAGCAGATATTGCTCGGGTTGGGCTGTGACCAGCAAGTCTTGCTAGACCTATGATAGATTGATTTCTACCAGCGGTCATAATGTTTAACTCAGTGATGCTATCCTCAATGTAATAAAACATAAGGCGAGCAAGATCTAAGATAACATAAAGTAATTGCCCGTAAGCACTAGCCGGAGAAAACACTTCGCCAACTTGTAAGAATTTCGTCGTCATGAAATTCCTTACATCACTGTAAAGCTGGTCGAATCTAATCCTGTTGTACTTAAATATCTGAAGAGCCATCTAGGTTATGTTTGTTTATGTTGCTTCGACGCCAAGATACTTTTTGCCGTCTATGTATATATCTATGTAGCAGATGTCTCTTACTGTTCCTTGAGTAAATGATACATTGATATCCACTGGCATGTTTGCAGTATCTGGGACGTATAAAGCAAGCTGGCTGTAGAAAGCGTCTGATATCTTTCTTTCATTTGCTTCCAGCTCAAACAACATTTGCTCTAGACTTAAACCAAAATTGGGATCTCCGAGAAGTTCGCCTTTGTTTGTGAATATGATCATACGAATCTTCGTAAGAAGAGCTTCGTAAGGTGAATTGGTTTCTATGATACCTGGTAAGTAACCTGGATCCGATTCATTTCTGCAGTAGATTTCTTTAAGCATACCATATTAGTGGAAGATGTAGAACCAGTCTGGGCTGTTCTCGTCATCTATTCTTTGTTTAATTGCCTCAAGTTCCGTCTGTCCTTCGTCCTTAATCGAACTAGCGTCAACAGCAATCCCTCCTGGTAAGTTGAACGTAAATGTTCCAAGTAGTCTTCCAAGAGATATTTTAGCTTGCGAAGTAACCCATCTCTGGAAGTTGTAATCATCGTACAGCTTATAGTCTTCAATCTTTGTGTACGTAAGTATGTACACATTTCTCTTTGGATCTCTACCAAGAATCTTAAGACGCTTTGTGTTACGATTAAAGTCAAATGCGTATCTTTCTAGTATGAAACATTTTGTAAGGTCCCAATAAGAATACTGAGCTGTTCTAAGTACCAAGTCATCTGATTGAAAAGGCGATAAGAAAAGCTCCGACGCGATAAGACGGTTATCAGCAAAGTCGGTATCAACTGTTCCAAGGATACCACCGCCTGTAAAGTCTCTAACGTCTTGGATTGATACAACACAATCGGGAAGAAGAACACTTCGAGTTGCTTTCCAATCCTTTTGTGCAAAAAGATTTCTTGGGAGAACATAATAAGTGGTTTCTACGGCAGGACCGTAGTTTACGTAGAACCAGTTTTCAGCTTGTCTGATGATCCTTTCCATTTCCTTTTGTGGAATTGAATAAGGTAGAGATCCCGATACTGTGATCTCGTCGTTAACCATCTGTATTAGTTCATCAGTAGTCATTTACTTTACTTTTGTTTTAGTTCTTGGCTAATCTTATCAAGAACTTTAATGTTGTTTTCGATCAACTTTAATCTTTTGACTTGATTGCCTCGATTTCTTTTGGACTTTCCTTCTTTTCTTGCGCGTGCCACTATTTCTTCTTGTCTTTTTTCCCTTTATCTTTGTCCTCTTCAGATGCACCTTTCTCGACATCTTTGTAACTGCCTGGAGATTCAGATGGCTCGATGAGTTCAACGATTAAAGTTTCTTTCGATACATTTGCGAGTTTTCCAATTTCACCGTTACGAATAACACCACCCTTAATTGTACAGTTGATAGGGAAGCGTTTATTCTCGATGAAACAGTCTTCGCAAACATTCGATATGTGAAGCGGAGATTCCGCTACTTTACAAGATATGAACTTATTGTTTTTGACTGGCTTACAGTCATGTACTCTTGAGTTCTTGACCGTACATCCGTAAAAGGTACATCTTTCAAGAACACCTTCTATCTCACATTCAACGAACTCTATGTCGTTAGCGACACAGTTCTTAATCTTAGTGGATCTTACTTGTAACACCGAAAGATCAGTGTCAAAGTTGAAAGTACCTTTTGTGATACCGCTTGTCATTAACAGTTTGAACAACTGATCTTTGACGATATGCCAGTATGCTTCAAGAATCTGTTCGTCATTCCTCATGTCAACTCCTACTTCGCAATCTGGGAAGTTTTTCTTGAAAGAAGAATACTTAACGAAACCTTCATAAAGTTTCTGTTGTTTTTCCATCAACTTTTTGAAGTAAGCACGATCGCTCGCACTAAAGTTTCCGTCAAAGTTTAGAACTTCGTAAAGATTAAGAATGAAATAGTCGATTAGGTCAAGAATCTTACGTGTTTTCTTTTCGTAACCTTCACCGCCCATGTAACGATATTCCAAATAGCCTTTTTCTGCTTTAAGGAAATTCACGCCATAATACTTTTCATCGGGTACTTCAACAACGTTTCTGCTGATGTCGGTAGTAGGTGTATAGAATATCACAGCATTTGGGTGGATTTCTTTGATGCTTCTTGCGTATACTGAATCTCTTCTTTTAGGGAAAACATCATATATTCTTTCTTCATCAAAACCTAGTATGAACTTAACGATGTTCATCATAGGAATCTCGACTCTTGTAGGAATCTTGTTAGGATCCAAACTAACGTTCGCGTGAATCGAACATCTTTCGGATGTATAACCGTTTGATTGAATCCACTCAAATACTTTGATGATTACGTTCCTTGCTTCAGAATACGCCATCGGCCCTGTTACAAGTTCGCACATTTTCTTTCCGCCAGAATAATCAGGCTCTAGTTTGAAAACCGATGAAGAAGGCTGGACCGGCGAGTGATATAGCGGTTTAGGTTCTTGTATGTTACTTAGAGCCATCGGTACGACGATTCTTTTCTTGAGAACTTTACCGATCGCTCTTGCGGTCTCAACAACTTCCATTGAGGAATAGAACTCAAATTCTAATCCTACTTTAGCGGAGTCAAGAATTTCGGTCTTGGTGTAAACCTTCTTGGTTTTCATTTGCGCGTTTGTGTTTTTTATGCTTCGTTTGGTATCGTAAGATAGATCTTGTCGTTGTGAACTCTGTCGACAGTGACCATAACTTTGTCACCTACGCTGTATTTTTTCTTCTTAACTTTGATTTCTTTTTGCGATATCATACCTACGATATCTTTTTGCAATCTAACCAAAGTTCCGAAAGGCTGTACCGAAATCACTTCCCCACCTTTTACCGCACCTAAGCTGGTATCTCTAAAGTCAGCAATTTCTCGTTGACGAATTGAAGGATCTTCATCGGTAAGGATGATTTTCTTGTCTGGTGTAATCTCTTTGATCCAGAAAGTAACTGGTGTTCCTGACTTGATATCGTTGTTCTTAAACGATTCTTTAAGTTCAGGCGACATTTTACTTGCGTGGATAAGTCCTGTAAAGATATCATCAAACTCGATAAAGATTCCGTACTTGGCTGTTCCAGTAACGGTACCTGTGTATTTCTTGTCTCTGTCGAGCTCTTCGATTTTTTGAGGAAGAATTTTCGAAATGTATTTCTTGTAAGAGAATACGAAAGTTGAACTTTCTTTGAGGTAATCCTCAACCATAACTGGTACTTCTTTACCGATCATTTCGTCGAAGTCTCTTACGATGTTTGTTGCTGCCAATGAACCAGGTAAGAATCCATCGATTCCTTGTACACTGATTATGAAACCACCGTGGTTCTTTCCAGTGATAGTTCCGTAGTATGCGGCAGTATTCTCTGTGATCTGTGCCATGAATTCGTTACGAATCTTTTCGGTCTGACCTGCGTATAGAGAAGCTCTGTTGTAAGGACTTGTTCCTTCGATCTTAACATGGTATCCCTGATTGATGAATGATCTTTTCCACTCAGGATCTTGAATGTTTCTAACGAACTCGTCTTGTGTTAACCCTAACATTGCGTAGAACTTTCTTTCTCCGTCTAACTTAATGGTTGCGTCAGCTAAACCTTCTAATGTAATCGTCATTTCTTTGTCGGTTACTTTGTGGATGTCGATCATTTTCATGACCATACCCTCCTTAAGTTCTTTACTGAACACTTCAATACCTGCCATGAGTTTACAGAGATCTTCTGCATAAGCCTCGTGACAGAATACTTTTCCTCCGTAGATGTCGGACAAGCGTTTGTTTACAATGCGTCTACCGGTAAGCCCTAAGGTGTCCCAGTCGATTTCGGGTGTTTGATTTTTTTCTGGTGTCATATTTTTTGATTTGCTATAAACTATATATCCAATTTGATTCTAATAAGGTTATGTAATGATGGCCGGCGGAGATGGTGCAGTTGTTGATCCGAGAACGGGACCGGCTGCACTTGCTGCTGATAGAACCTGACCCGGAGGCACGATGATTGTTTGTGATCTAATGTAAGCATCAATCGCTGGTGCAGCAAGCGAGGCAAACGTTGTTGCGGCAGCAGCGCGTGCTTGGTCGGCAACATCGGTTCCTGCTGGAGAATCTGCTATTGTTTCAGCAAATACGAACATTGCTTTATCAAATGCTTCTTTAAGAGCGGCGTTTAATGTTTGAGGTACTAATGGCATGTTATTTAGTTTTAGTGATTTGACTTAATTCTGATCCCGATAGAGGAACTATCGGAGGACTCGTCGGAGCACCTAAGTTTCCGATGTGTGTATGAGCATTAAAAATTGACTGAAAAGTATTTCCTTTGATAACAGCTTCAGCAGCGCCTTCACCAAGTTCAATCGATGAGGCATCGATCACTGCCTTTTCAGTCGTTACGTTTACTTGTTGTGTGGAAACTATGTTGATAGTGTTTCCTATCAGCTCTATGATGCTTTCAGTATCTTTGTGTTGAATTGTGATACTGGAGTCGGGGTTGATGATGATAGCCGAATCTTTGTGGAATATGTTCATTCCCTTCCCAGGTGTGTAAAAGATCTTTACCTGTTCATCGTTATCGTACAGAAGAATGTGTGATCCTTCGTAAGTATCTTGTATCTCTTCGACTGCTTGGACGTTTAAGTTCTGTATGAAAGACCATTCTGGCGAATATAGGTCACCGGTAGGAAAGACCACCTTTACGATTGTGCCTACTTTAGGAATTGATATATCACCGAATCCTTTTGTCTCTCCTCCTGCAAAAAACTTTCCATTCGCAGGGTTGGCCCACGGAATTTGATCAACGGGTAGTTCTACCTTTGTTACTTGTCCTGTTGGTTTGCCTTCTTCAATGACAGGATCTTCGGAATTGAAAAGTCCAAAGATTTTGATCCTACAACGTCCTTCTTTATCGGGATCGTTAGCATCAAGAACTTCTCCTATAAAGAATTTCCCAATAAGTTCTTCTTTGCTAAATGTCTTCATTATTGTCTATATACGTTACCCAATCTAGCTTTAACAATATCAGGACCTGATAGAATGTTTTTAGGTAAGTTCCCTACTACCAAGTTTGGATTGTTAACTACGTCATCCTCAACAGATGTTCCTATAGAGTTAACTACCAAAGATGAGTTTGTATTTATACCATCCTCAACAGCGGTTCCTATGTTATCAACAACCAATCCTCCTGTGTTCGTTGATTGAATAGCATTTCCTAAGAACTCGGCTATTAAATTAACTTCTTGTCCACTTAAACCTATATTACCAAGATCCTCGATTGTTATACCTCCTTGCGCAGCAAATTGCTGAAGAACATTTTGTCCAGCTGCGAGAGGATTTGTTGCAAAACCTTGTATGCCTTGTAAGACAGTTGCCGCGGAAAACCCGTAAGCATTTCCTAAAAGTAGTTGACCTGCAAGTCTGCGTAAAGCTGCCTCTACAGTACCAGTGAACGCTCTTCCGCCCAATGTATCACTGATGGTTCTTGACTGTTCGTTTACATTCCTGATGTTGTAATTGTAATCAGCAGAATAATAAGATTCTTTAAGAACTGCCCCGAGCAAGCCGTATGAGTTTACCTCTGAAATAAGAGGTGTGTTAATCACTATGTTGTTGATCGCCTTTTCACCAGGGGTTTTTCCAACGGATTCCAAATAGTTCGGCGATGCTGTAAAAACATCAAGTGTACATAGGTCAAACCTAAACGATAAGAATGTCGTTGTTGACCAAGGTGCTCTGAATCCAAGTTGCCCTGCGAATGCAGAAAGTGCAGCGTTTGCTGCTACACCACCAAGACCACCTAGTCCACCTACTCTGTCGGCAATGTTACCCGCTGCTTGGAAAAGTCCGCCTACATCACTAAGAATAATACCAGGATCCGTTGAACCTGCGTTTAAGTCGATCCAACTCTTAAGAGATGTTTGCATAGGACGTACTTCAGCAACTACAAGTTCCATCGCAAACATACGCTGGTTTTCTGGTAGCGCATATCTCATCCAGCTTGGATCAAAAACCGCTTTGCGATATAAGTCGAGAAGATAAGTTATCTTTAAGTCGATAGATTCTTCTGTTTCTATGGTTATCTTTTTGTCTTTACCACGATATGAATTGCCTGGTGCTATTTTCCAAATATCAGCAAGTCCTGAAACTTTGGTAAAGTACCAAGGTGCTTCTTTAAGTAGCTGTAAGAATCCTGTCTTGAATTCTCTTATCATATCAGCTCGTGCTCCTTGGTTGGTTCTTACAAAATAGCTTACAGCAGAATCAGGATCTTCATCTGGAAGAAACAGTCCTTGTGGGTAGTAGTCGAGATCCAACTCACCGCTAGTCCTTGAATAATCTTGTGTATTGATTATTCTCCACTGAAATCCTAGGTAAGTAGGGTCTTGCCACTCAAGCATGTAACCCTCCGCACTACCGGGTAGTATTCTCGGCTGTGCGTACGTTAAGAAGCTTTTGGTTATCGAATCTGCGTATTTCATGGTTAAAGTATATATTTATGGAGCAGGCCACTCACGTCTTCTAAGAAACAGCGTTTGATAAAAGTCGGGCTTTTGTGATTGTTTAGCTTCAGAGAATGTTCCTCCTGGGCCAATGCGGTCGAAAGAAAGAGTCATACCATCCGTCATATAGTATCCTGTGTAAAATTGATCGACTGTTGCGTATGCTTTTTCTTGGTTTGCGTTTGCGATGTCGCCTGTCTTATCCATAGATTTCTTTTGCTCGTCTACCATGTTCTGCATTAAGAGCGGTAGCTTTTCGCCGTTTGCGACGTTAGGGTTCCATCTTGGTAAGTCAACTTTAATGAAGAGCTTTGTCAGTTCTTCTCGGTTTCTTGCATTGTGAATCTCAGAGTATAGGTACTTATCGTGAACGTTCTTTGATTGAACGCCTAACCACATTTTCTTGTTCTGTGTTTTCCAATAACTTTCTTGAGACGGTGCACCTGACGCAGTACTTCCTGAGCTCTTAGGAAATGTTCTTCCTTTGAGAATGATCTTGTTCTTTTCAGCATCTGTCGTTGTCAACGGATCAATATAAAGATCCCAATACTTTAAGCTCTTTTGGTCAAAGAACTGTACGTGAGTTTTGTAGCCCCACTTGTTTGCGACTGCTGTACTATTGTTGACGACTTGATACTGCTTTACGAAAAAGTTGGTATTCTGAAAGTCAGTCATATTCGTTAACATCTTAGGAATAGTGATCTGACCTACCTTGTCGTTA